AGACGCGTATAGTCGACAACCCTAGGGACTACATTTAAGATATCTAGGAGGATATTAATATGGCAAATACTACATTTTCAGGACCAGTACGATCGGAAAACGGTTTTGAACAAATAACAAAAAATAGCACAACAGGTGCTGTTACGGTTGAAGCAACTTATGATGCTAGACCAAACTTTAGACAAACAATAGACAACTCGACTTTAAATACGGGTGCTGATGTAACAACAACTTTAACTACTGCTCAATCAGGAACAATTTTTGAAGTTGATGGAACAGGTGATATTGTTGTTAACATGCCCGCTTTAAGCACAGCTAATGTTGGAAACACTTATGAGTTTTTCGTAACTACTGCTGTCGGTAGTGGTAAAACTGTTACTTTTGTTTTACCTGGTGCAGGTGTATCAAATTTCTTTGGTGCGCTTTCGCTTATGGGTGGAACAGCTGCTAACCCAGCAAGTGACGTTGCAGGTGATACTTTAACATTACCTAACTCAGTTGCTGTAAATGCTAGAGTAAGATTAACTTGCATTAAGGATGATGGTACTAACTCAACTTACAAAGCTGAGACTTTATCAACTCCAATTGCAACAATAGCGTAATAAATAATTAGTGTGGGGCTTCGGCCCCACATTTAATTTTAAGGAGAAAAATATGAGTTCAGATCAGAAGTTTAGTACATTAACAGCAGATGGTAATTTTAAAACTATTACGGGCGGTTCTACTAACATAGGGCCTTGTAGAGTTACATACATACTAGCTCATGGTGGAACTAACTGTTTAGTTAAATTACACGATGGAACAGGAACAGGTGGTTCTTTACAATTTCAAGCTAAATTTAGTAGCGAAGGTTTAGATGTATTTGTTCCAGGAAATGGTATTAGATTTGAAACAGGGGTATATTTAGATTTAACTACTACAGATTCTGTTACTATCGGTTATACGGGCTAGGAGTTTAAATGGCTAACACTACTTCGGGAACAGCAACGTTCGATAAAACTTTTGCTATTGATGAAATAGTAGAAGAGGCTTTTGAACGTATCGGACAGCAAAATGTTGCTGGATATCAATTAAAAAATGCTAGAAGAACATTAAATATATTGTTTCAAGAATGGGGCAATAGAGGCATCCACTATTGGGAAGTAGATGAACTTAATATGGATTTGATTGAAGGACAATCAGATTATGATTTTTTTAGATCTAGCGCTGATGGCACAAGTGCTGTATCTACACCAGCAAATGTTCATGGAATGTCCGATGTCCTTGAAGCACAATTAAGGTCTAATAGAACTCAAACCACACAATCAGATTCACCGATGACAAAAGTAGATAGATCTACTTATGCAGGTTTTTCTAATAAACTATCTAAAGGAACACCTAATCAATATTGGGTAGAAAGATTTATTGATAAAGTTAGAGTTCATATTTATCCAACACCTGATTCAACGAACGCATCTAAAGATATGCACTTTTATTATATAAAAAGAATACAAGATGTAGGTGATTATACTAATGCAGCAGATGTTCCATTTAGATTTGTTCCTTGTATGGTATCAGGATTGGCGTATTATTTGTCAATGAAGTATATGCCACAAATGGTTCAACAAACAAAATTAGTTTACGAAGATGAATTTGCAAGAGCATTAGCAGAAGATGGTTCTGCATCTAGCACTCATATAACACCAAAAGCATATTACCCAGGATCATAATGGCAAAGTACGCAACAGGTAAATACGCAAGAGCAATATCAGATAGATCTGGTTTAGAATTTCCATACAAAGAAATGGTTAGAGAGTGGAATGGTTCTTTTGTACACGTTTCGGAATTTGAACCAAAGCAACCACAATTAGAACCAAAACCAATGAATGGTGATTCTATATCTTTAAGACACGTAAGACCAGATAGAACAGAGACAGCTGTTCCTAATATTTTACCTTTAAATGCTTTTACAACAACATCAGGATCAACCACTATATCTGTAAATGAACCAGACCACGGTAGGTCAACAAGTGATACTGTTAGATTTAGAGATGTGACTGTTGTTGGAGGCGTGGCTGCAGCTACCATAAATTTGGCTGCAGGATATACAATTACTAAAGTAGATGCTGATAATTATACCTTTGCAACTGCTACAACATCTAGTATAACTGAAACAGGAGGAGGTGGATCTGCATCTGCAGGACCGGTAACAGTAACATCTCTAAATC